CTTATCGCCGGTACTTCAGCGCAGGAATGGATCGGCGACAAAGTCGCGCGTGGCCTGGCTATGTTTGGCAGCCAGGACGCCAAGGAGGCTGTCGCGGCCACAGACCGGGCTAACGGCGTTATTCCGGGCGGGCGTGACAAAGCCGATTCCGTGACCAAGTTCTTCATGGGTCAGGGCTGGACCAAGGAGCAGGCCGCAGGCATTTCGGCGAATCTGGGCACCGAGAGCAGTTACGACCCCTCCGCTTATGGTGATGGCGGGCGCGCCTATGGCCTTGGCCAGTGGCATGCGGATCGTCAACGCGAGTTCGCCAAGTGGTCCGGCAAGAACATTCACGGCTCCAGCGAGGACGAGCAGCTTCGGTTTGTTCAGTACGAGCTGACCCAAGGCAACGAAAAAGCGGCAGGCGACCAGCTACGCGCGGCGCGGACCGCGAAGGACGCTGGTGAAATCGTCTCTCGCAAGTATGAGCGGCCTGGTAATGCAGATTGGGACGCCAGGCGGCGCGGAAGCCTTGCGGCGGATCTGGCCAATCCAACTGCACTGCCATCCTCGACCGTGGCCAGTGCCCAAGCGGCTCCAGAACCTGCGCGAGCTGTTGCGGCACCTCAGGGGCCTGTCACCAGCAATACCGAACAAGGGGGCGGTACCGTGAAGGTGGAAATCGAACACAAGAACGCGCCCGAAGGCACCAAGGTCAACGTCAAATCCGAGGGCAATGTCCAGGCATCCAGTCGTATTGCCTACTCCGGTGTGGGGTCCATCGCATGAGTTTGCTCACAGATATCGTTCAGATTGCGCTGGACTCCAACAGGACCTGGACGGAGTCGCTCAACAAGGCTTCGTTTCGCGGCGTCCCTTTTGCGGTTTATGGCGGCGATGCTCGTTTCGGTCGTCGCCTGGCGCTGCACGAATACCCGGGGCGCGATAAACCTTACATCGAGGACATGGGCCGTTCGACTCGCCGTATCCGCATGAGTGGCTTTCTGGTCAGTGACAGCCTGGTGTATGGCGGCGGCAACGTGATGGCCCAGCGTGACGCGCTGGTCGCGGCAGCGGAGAAGGCTGGCCCCGGGTCGCTGATGCACCCAACCCTCGGCGCGCTGAATGTCAGCGTACCAACGGAAGGGCTGAGCGTGGTTGAGCGCTGGGACATGGGCCGTTACTTCGAAATCAGTTTTATCTTCATTGAGTCGGGTGACCGGGTATTTCCCAGTATCACCAGCTCCACCGGTAGCCTGCTCGACAAGTTGGCGGCCGCGCTGGGCTTGTCATCTGTTCTCGACTTCGCGCGCAAGGTGATCGGCGGGGTGACCGCCGTTATCAACGCGGTTGAGGGCGTGATCAAGTTCGGCAAGGCCATCGTCGGTATGGTGGTTGGGGTAATTGCTGATTTCAAGGTGCTGGTCGGCCGCATCACCCGCGACGTGCGCAGTATCACCAGCCTGGCCGGATTGCTGACCGGCGACTTTGGCCGTTATGCCAATGGCAACGTCAGCAGTGCGTTGATCACCAGCAAGAAGACCAAGAACAGCAGCGCGACCATGGCAGACCTGATCGCTAGGAACACGGCCAATCGTGCGGCGGTCGATGTCGCGATGGACAACCTGACCGATGCGGCGGCTGCGCTGGACGCAAAAAGTGGGCAATCATTCACTGATGCTGTTCAGAGTTTGATGAATGCTCTGGTGGCCAGTGTTGCCGATCCGGGGCGAGCCATTGCCTTGTTGGGGCCGCTTGCGACCTTCTCACCGACTGCGTCCACCGGTAACGCCACGATTGGCGCTGCCAAAGGTGTTGCCCAGGACGCGACCAGCGCCTTGCTGCGTCGTGCCGCACTGGCAGCGATCGGCAATGCGGTCGCAACCTACGTACCCACGTCCTACGACGAGGCGATCAGCACCCTGAATATCGTTACCGGTCTGATCGACGCGGAAATACTGGTGGCTGGTGATGCCGGAGACGATGAAAGCTACAACGCGCTGGTGGCTATGCGGCAGGCCGTGGTCGCGGCGTTGACCACCAGTGGTGCGACGTTACCCAGGCTTGAGACATTTACCTTTCGCACGCCTTTGCCGGCGCTGGTGCTGGCCAACCGGCTGTATCAGGACGCCGGCAGGACCGATGAACTGGTGCAACAGGCAAATCCGATTCACCCGGCGTTCATGCCGACCACCATTCAGGCCCTGGCCACGTAAGGACATCCAATGGACGACGAGCTTTACCTGGTCAGCAATGACCAGGTGGTTACCGGCTGGACGGATATCCGGGTGACACGCGGTATCGAGCGTCTGCCCAGTGATTTCAACGTCGGTATGACTGAGCTGTACCCGAACGAGCTGGATCGGTTGGTGATCGCACCGGGTGATTCGTGTCAGATCCGCCTGGGTGATGACCCGGTGGTGACCGGTTACGTTGACCACTTTGTGCCGAGCATGAGTGCTGGTGAGCATTCGATTCGCATCAGTGGTCGGTCCAAGTGCGCTGACCTGATCGATTGTGCCGCTGAATGGCCGGGTGGCCAGATCAGCAGTGCCACCGTGCTGGGCATCGCGCAAAAGCTGGCCTCAGTGTACGGGCCGTCCATCAACGGCGCGCCGCAAGGTATTCCCGTGACCACGGATGTCACGGACCTGATCATCTTGCCGCAGACCAACCTGATGCTGGGGGAGTCGGCGTTTGAGATCATCGATCGCATGGCGCGCTTCTCGGCAGTGCTGGCCTACGACCTGGCTGATGGCAGCCTGTTCCTGTCGAGGGCCGGCACACGTCGGGCTGCCAGTGGTTTTGCCGAGGGCGAAAACGTGCAGCAGGCGTACATCGATTACTCCGCCAATCTGATTTACTCCGATTACAACGCCTATATCCAATCGGTGGATGCCTACACCGACGTGGGCCAGGGCGGTAATCAACTGGTCACGACCAAAGACCTGAACTGCAAACGGCACCGAACCATGGTGATCATTTCCGAGGGCGGTGGTATGGGCAACGAAATTGCAGTCAAGCGATCACTCTGGGAGTCTGCTCGCCGCTTCGGCCGCTCCCGGGTCGTGCGCGTGACCACCGACAGTTGGCGCGATGCGTCCGGCGCGTTGTGGGAACCCAACACTCTGGTGCCGGTTTCGCTCCCACGGCTGAAACTGGTCGCCGATGGCTTGCTGATCAGTGAAGTGACCTTTCTGAAAAACGCCTATTCAGGCACCACCGCTGAACTGACGCTGATGGCACCCGAAGCGTTTCTGCCGCAACCGATCAACCTCACGCCGCTGTATGGCGAGTTTTCACAGGCAGTGCCCCAATGAACCAGCCCGTGGATTCGGAAGGCATCCTTCAGCGTTTATGGCGGCGGGTGCAACTGGCCTCGGGGTGGGGGCGTGTGACCTTCAGCGACGATCGCAAGACCGCGCAACTGCTGCAGGTCAAACTCAACGATTCGGAAACCCGGGACAGTACCCCGCGTATCGCCGAGTTTGGGTTCACTTCCCGACCGCCGACCGGCTCCGATGTATTGGTTGTGTTCCTGGGCGGTGATCGCTCCAAAGGCGTTGTTGTCGCTACCGGGCATCAGGCCAGTCGGCCCACAGGTCTGGTCGAGGGCGAAAGCCAACTTTATGACCTGTGGGGTAAGTCGATATATCTGACGGAGAAGGGTGGCATTGTTGTTGAGGCCAATGGCACGCCGGTGACGGTCAATAACGCTACAACGGTGACCATCAACGCCTCGGAGAAAGTGGTTATAAATACCCCCACGCTGGAGGTCAGCGGCGACATCAAGGCGGGCGGCGACATCACCGACAAGGTTCGCAGCATGGCGGACGACAGAGTCATCTATAACGGCCATACCCATGGCAGCAGTCCTCCACCGGGGCAACAGCAATGAGTGATATCGCAACAACCTGGCTTGTTGAAACGGGGGTAGGGGATTGGTCCATCAGTGGTGGTGCGCTGGCCAGTGGTGATGACCTCGGTTCTGCTGTGCTGATCAGCCTGTTTACCGATCGACTGTCCAATGACGACGACGTCCCGCCCGATGGCAGCAACGACCGGCGTGGCTGGTGGGGTGATGAGGGCGAGGATGTGCCCGTAGGCTCTCGGCTTTGGTTGCTGGACCGCTCGCGCCTCAACGCGGATGTAGCCAATACGGCCCAGATCTACATGGAAGAGGCATTGAAATGGATCGTTGACGACCAGGTCGCCGCCAAGGTGACGGTCAATACGGTCATTGCCGGTGGTAGCCGGCTGGATGCCATCGTGACGGTTACGCAACACGATGGAACGGCGACCCAACTGAAATATAACTGGGTGTGGTCCTAGGACCCTCAGTATGCCCCCCAACAACCCGCTTCGGCGGGTTTCTCGTTTCTGGAGCAATTGAATGCCATTCACCAGACCGACACTTTCGGATTTGCGATCACAGGTCGCGGCCGATATCACCTCTGGGTTGCCGACTGCCGATGGTCTATTGCGCTTTTCCAACCTGCAAATCCTCGGCAAGGCCGTCGCCGGGCTGGGGCATCTCAATTACGGCTATCTGGACTGGATTGCAAAGCAGGGCGTCCCCTTCACCTCATCGGGCGAGTTTCTGGAGGCCTGGGCCGCGCTGAAAAAGGTATATCGCAAAACGGCTTCCTACGCGGTCGGAGCGGTTACTTTCGTGGGAACACCCGGGACTGTGCTCGACGCGGGTACCGAGGTGGCGCGCGGTGATTCTGCAACTTTCACGGTCCAGGCCACGGCCACAGTTGGAAGCAGCGGTACGGTGGTGGTCACGGTGCAGGCCGATCTCGCGGGTGAGGCTGGCAATACCCCCATTGGCAGTTTGATGACTTTGGGCACATCGCTGGCGGGGATCCAGTCGAGCGGCGCGGTAACGGCGGTAATCACAGGCGGCGCAGATCAGGAGCTTGACGAGGCGCTGTTTGACCGCATGATCGATGCTTATCAGGCTACCGCGAACGGCGGGTCGAAGTCGGATTACGTCACATGGGCTGAAGACATCCCAGGAGTAACAAGGGCCTGGTCCAAACCAAACGGTTTCGGGACCGGGACAATCGTGTTGTATGTGATGCTCGATGACGCGAACGCGGCCTATGGTGGTTTTCCTCAGGGCAAGAACGGCATTTCCCAGAAGGATAACCGGGTGACTTCAGGCAGCATCGCGGCCGGTGATCAATTGAACATCGCAGACATCGTCTACGACGAGCAGCCCGCCACGGCCATGGTCTATGTCTGCTCACCGTTGGCAAACCCGGTCAACTTCACGGTCACCGGCATGACCAACGCCTCGACGGATGTCCGCGCGGCGGTTGCGCTGGCGATCACCGAAGTGTTTCTGGAACAGGGCGACCCGACTACAGACAACCCAATAGTGGCGCTCAGTGACATCGAGTCGGCCATCGCGGCGATCTCCGGCACGAAGGGCTTCGTCATTACCTATCCGGCCGGAAACATCGTGAACACCATTGGCTACCTGCCGACCCTGGGCACCATCACATACCCCTGAGCCTGCTCATGCCAAAACCTTCTTTTTCCAGTGCCGACTTCACGTCTGCGCTGCTTTCGCTGCTGCCTCGCGGCCGGGTTTGGCCGAAAGAGCTGAGCAGCGTTCAGGCGCAGTCGATTTCCTGTTTTGCTCCGACCTTCCAACGCATCAGTGACAGCGCCGTGAACCTGCTGGCCGACACGTTCCCGGCAACAGCCGTCGACTTCCTCGGGGAGTGGGAGTCCACGCTTGGCCTGCCTGACGCCTGCGCGGGTATTGCCCCTACCGAGGATGAACGGCGCAGGCAGGTGATTGCGCGGTTCACCAACAGCGGTGGCCAATCCATCGGGCATTTTGCGGCATACGCCTTGGGCCTGGGTTACACCATCACCGTCACCCAATACGCGCCGTTCCGGATGGGGCAGAGCGTCATGGGGCAGGCCCTTGGCAACGACGACTGGTTTTTTACCTGGACCGTCAATGCACCGCTCAGCAGTGGCGCGTATGGCAACAAGGTTCTTGAGTGCGAATTGAGAGAGGCCATGCCTGGGCACACCATCCTGAACTTCCATTATTCGTGAGGCCATAGATGTATCAAATTGACAATTCAACGGTGGCGTCGAGTATTCCGGCGAGCACGGCTGCCGGTTTGGCGGGCTTTTTTACCGATGGCGACCCTGTGCTCAACACGCCACCTACAGTGTTGCCCGCTGAATTCATGAAC